CTCTTCATAAACATTTGAATATTTAGATTTTGGAATTTTTTTAATTTGTGTTTCTATGCCTTCATAAGGATATGATATGATTAAAGATTCCATCGGAATTTGTAAACTATTATAACCAAACGACTCCATATTTTCAAAACTGGGAATAGTTGCCTCCTTTTTCTCTCTTAATTTAAACATAATATATTTATAAATACAATACTGACATTTCCCACAATTACTACAATTACCTATTTTAACTAGATATAAACTCAATATTCTTTTTTTATCTTCATCTTTAATTTTTTTTAAGTTTAATTGATAATTTGGATAATGTATAAATGGAAATGTATTTTTCTTTGCGAATTCAATCGGATATACACGATACGGAAATGTGTATGGATTCTCTCCTCTTATAAAAGATATATATCCTGTAGCTTTTCTAATTAATAACTCTACACCACCATCTTTTTTTAAATTTCCATTTTTATCAAATATATCTCCAACTGTTATTCTTCCTCTTCTATCATTTGTATTCATTAAATTTAATAACCATATTATTTCTTTATAACTATTATACATAGGTGTTGCAGAGAGAAGTAATAACCGCATATTTTTGGCGGTTTTTACAAGTAACTCTACATTCACAGCAACTTTTTTACTATCATTATCTTCTGTTTTTCTAATGTTATGAATTTCATCTATTACTATTAATCTATCGTCAAATTCTTCGCGAACCTTTTTAATGGTTGGTTTATTATTAAATATTTTTACAATATAATTTGCAAATTCAATATAACCTAAAAATAAATAATACACATTTATGATATCTTTTACTTTAGATATGATGGTTTCCCTTTGTATATTTTTTATATTTGTTGGATTTGCATCATTTAATAATTTGTTTCCAATCCCGCCTTTCATTGACCATACCCCATCAGTTAATTCTAATTTTCTCTCATCAAATAATTGAAGTTTAAAATTATCCTGAACATTTACTGACGCTACTATAATTATTTTTTTACGACTTCCAGACTTTTTCATATATTCGCGCATTTCCTCGCATACACCAATTGAACTTAATGTTTTTCCTGTTCCTAATCCATGAAATAATAATAAACTATTATACGGTGTCTCCATAGATAAAAAATTTTTAACAAAATCTTGATGGGGTGCTAACGTAAATTCAGAATTAGCTAATTTATCAGAATATTCTTTTATATTAGTGTGAATAACGCCATCATATTTATTATCGTTAAACTCTTTTTTGTTTGATATTTTAATGTTAAAATTAACATCGTTCAAATTTGGATATAATACATTTTTATTAGGAGTTTCAAGTAAACAATTTCTCTCAACAAGTTCTTTTTTAAGTAAAAATTTATTACATTTATTTGTATAAAAATCTTTATCACATTGTGATAATTCATAATCATTTTCTAAGTTTTCATCGCAAGTTATTGGTTTGTCAGATAAATATGTAATAGACATTTATATTATTATATATTATCAATATAAACTATATTCTTCTAATATTTTATTAATATTACTTATTAATTTGATTTTCTCTAAATTATAAGGTCTTATTGAATTTAAACACTGAGGAAGCGTTTTCCATTCTAGTTTACTAACTTCTGATATTTGATAATTTTCTAAGTTGATGTCATTTTCATACACTTCATTTATAACCGCTAAAAAATACTTATGCTTATACGATTTATGATTGGTGCCAATAAATATTTCTTCAAACGGTAATAAATTTTGAACTATATTTATTTTATGTTTAGATATTCCAGTTTCTTCTTCAAATTCGCGCAAAGCACAGTCTAAATCTCTTTCTTTATGATTTTTTCTACCTTTTGGAAATTCCCATTCTGTTTCACTCCAGGTTGTCTTACTTTCTGTAATTATGTCTTGAAGTTTTATTTGTTTACTAGTACAATCTGAAGAATAACCATTTTTTAATAATTCAAATTTTTTATTTGATACTATCTCTTCGTGTTTATATTGTGAATTATAAGTATCACACCACATTTGTTTCCATAAAATATCAAATGAAGTATCTAATAAATTATTTTTTTCTGTGATAGACATCTCATCAATCATATTCTTAATTTTATAAATATTATTTAATACATACTTACCCCTAATAAATTCAATATACCCATAACTATCTTTTCTACGAATCATTAAATACTCTAACAAATTTTCTTTGTTTTTTCTAAATACAATAACACCATAACTTATTATGGGTAATTTACATTGATTTAAACTATGACCTTGTTTGCCACAATTATTACAATTATTGCATAAAAATATACAGTTATTCATATATGTTTAAATATGTATGTTTTTATATTATTTTAATTTAATGGCTAATATAACTCCTAAAATATGGGGACCACATTATTGGTTTTTTTTCCACACTATTGCATTTAACTATCCTAATAATCCAAATGAAATTACTAAAAAAATATATTATGAATTCGTTCATAATATACCTATATTTCTTCCTGATGAAGAAATAGCAAATGATTTTAGTCTATTATTGAACCAATACCCAATACAACCATATTTAGATAATAAAACCTCATTTATTAGATGGTTTTGGTTTATACATAACAAAATCAATGAAAAACTAGAAAAACCAAGCATTTCATTAAATGATTTTTATATTAAGTATTATGAAAACAATAAACCAGATAATATTAAAAAATTAGATTACTATAAAATAATTGGAAAAAGTATTTATATATTATTTATGGTTTTTTTATGTTTTCTCATTTACTATTGTTACGATAAATAATAATTATATATATTATATGAAAAAAACAAAAAAAAATTTAGGAAGAAGTTCTGGAGGTAAAGTAATTGATTCTGGTGGGTATGGATGTGTATTTAAACCTGCATTAATATGTAAAGGAAAAAGAAATAAGGACGAAATAAGTAAAATGATGATAACAAGAAAAGCAGAAAGTGAATATAATATGTTAACATTAATGGAAAAACGACTAAAATCAATACCTAACTACGAAAATTATTTTTTAATAAATAACATTGTATTATGCGAACCTAACCCATTAACTAAATCCGACCTTCTAAATTTTAAAAAAGAAAATTGTTCGTCAATTTTAAAAGACGTTACACCCAAAAATATTAACAATAATCTAGAGCACTTGAAAACATTAAATATGCCGTATGGGGGTGTTAACGTAGATAAATTTGTAAAAAATCAAAAAAATTTTAAATATTTTATTGAACTTAATCATAGTTTGATTGATTTATTAAAAAATGGCATTATTCCTATGAATCAACACAATATTTATCATTGCGACATAAAAGGTAATAATATATTAGTATCTTTAACAAAAAAAATACTCAGAACTAAGTTAATCGACTGGGGACTTACCGAAGAGTATATACCTAATATTAATACTACAGTACCGAGAAATTGGTATAATTTGCCAATACAGTTTAACACTCCTTTTTCATCATTATTATTTACTGATTTGTTTACAGACCAATATTACGACTTTACACAATCAAATAAAACCATAAATCGAAAAAACCTAACTGAATTTGCTGCATTATTTTTAAATAATAGTATTAAAAAGAATGCAGGACATTATGAATACATAAATATTATAATGTATATGATGTTTTCGAATGAGTTACCAAGTAATATATCTTATAAACAAAAAACTGAAGAAATTAAAGAACTATATACTAATAAATATATTATAAATTATTTGGTTGAAATTCTATTATATTATCAAGATTTTTATGAAGATGGAACTTGGAATGGAAAAATTTATTTTGATTATGTTTATATTAAAATAATTGATGTATGGGGGTTAATATTATCATATTTACCTGTCTTTGAATTGCTCTACGAAAACTATGCAATTTTAACAGATACTGATATTTTAATTTTTAATAAATTAAAAAAAATATTTTTAATATATGTTTTTGAACCAAGAATAAACGCAATAAACATAAATGTCCTATCAAATGATTTACAAAATATATTTAGAAGCATTTTATATTATTGAACCACTTACCAAGTAATATAACTGATATCAAAAAGTATTTGAATTACATTATACACAAAAATATAATGTAATTTATTTTGTTGAACTTAGAAAATAATATATAAATTAAAATATATAATGAGAATAGAATTATGGATTTTATTAATAACAAGTCTTTTAATTTATAATGCATATCACGATGGCAAATATACTAAGTTATTACTTAGTTATAAAAAATATTATACTATGATTTTTTATGCTATAATTGGAATAGGTATTTATATATTAATTAAAAAAAATCCACACGATGGAAAAAAAATATTAACGTGTGCGAGTAACGCAGTAAAATATATGCAAATTGATAAGTCATCTGTAGATTTAATTAGTCCTATATTGAATTTGAATGAATTATCCGGTAAATCTATGCCTACTACAAATCAACAAAATCATCAAAATGAACAAGGTTATAAAATTGATAAAATAGTTAACTCTGGAAAAAATGGCACTAAGCGGTCTGTTAGTGAAACAAAAAAAAAATATGTAGCATCAATTCAAAATTGGAAATGCGGACATTGTGATAATCAACTTGACCATACATTTGAAATTGATCATAAAGTGCGTCTTGAATATGGTGGTGGCAATGATGTAAATAATTTAATCGCGCTATGTAGAAATTGTCACGGCAAAAAAACGGCGGATGAAAATATGTAAAACAAAAATTATAGTATTTTTATAGTATTTTTATATATTATTATGAATACTTTTAATCCATCAAAAAATATACCTAAAAAACAAACGAGTGACGCATCTTATTTTAATAAATTTTCGGATATATTTAACAATATATATAACATAAATTATATTATTATTTATACTATTTGTTTAATATTTTTTTTAAAGTTAATTCCTACCAATATACTAAACAATTATGCTTTTGTTATTATTACAATTACAATATTCTTAGCAGGTATATTCTTTTATAAAGGGTTACAAACAGAAACAAATTCAGAAAATGGAAATATAAATTTATATTATGAGAGAATAAAAACAGTGATATTGTTTTTGTGTTTTATTACAATCTCTATTATGTTTTATTCGGTTGACCCTGGGGGGATCATTCACCAATACTATAATTATTATAGTTTTCTCACTATATTATTATTTACATTCGGTTTATTATATTTAATTGTTATATTAACATTTCCATTTTTTATGAATAACAATAACAATAACAGTAATCTCCCGTGGATGATAACTGATTTCTCTCTATATGGAAGTATTATATTTATATTCATAATAACAACACTCATTTATTTATATCCAAAAGGATTTATTCTTCACGATAAATTAGCTGAATCATTAGCAATTAGTTGTATGTTATTCTTTTCTATACTATGGTCAATTTTATTAATTACTAACTTATTCAAAAATATAAATCAAAAGAGTAATATTAATTCTAATTTTAATTTAATAAAATCTACATTTTTACTTTTATTTGGATCTACAAGTCTTGTAATTCTTGTTTTAACTTTATTGGGTAGACAAAATTTAACTAGTCTTTTTATAATTGTAATTATTATTTTATTATTATTATACACATTACAAAATAAGTTAACAACTACATCATCACAATCTTCACAAACGTTTGGTTATTTAAACATTATTGCAGAAAAAATATATAATTTTAAAATACTATTTGCAACTATTATTTTATTTCTACTTTATTATAAGTTTAAAAATGTAAAAGATTTATTTACTAGTGAAAGAGGAAAAATATTAATTGATACACCTATACCAATAAATAATACAAAAATGTTATCCACTTATGAAAGTTTGAATGATACATCTGACCCAAAATATCAATATGCTATCTCTTTGTGGGTTTTTATTGAATCGTCACCACCTAATATGAATACACAGTATCAAAAATATGCTTCTATATTGAACTATGGTGATAAACCAAACATACTATATAAAGCCGAAACCAACACTTTAATGATAACAATGAAACAAAAAAGCACTAATCCTTTATTGGATTTTGACGATAATGAAAATAGAATAATATATACGAATCATAATTTCTTATTACAAAAATGGAACAATATTATTATTAATTATAATGGAGGAACTTTAGATGTTTTTTTGAATGGAGAATTAGTGAATTCTTCTGTTGAAGTAATACCATACATTAATTTAGATTCATTAACGGTTGGGACAGAAAACGGAATTAAAGGAGGAATATGTAATGTCGTTTATTATAAAAAAAACTTAACTATGAATAATATTTACAATATTTATCATTCTATGAAAAATAAAAGACCCCTTGCATAAATAAAAAATTCTAATTGTATATTATACAATGAACGCTATTAGAATCTTTATAATTGTGCTATGTGTAATAATCATTTTAATGTTTTTAAGATATATTATGATTGATAAATATACCCTACAAGGATTACAAGATGGACAAAAATCTTCAACTATTAGCGCAAGTTCTTTAGCGAGTAATAATTTAGGTGTTTCATCTAGCAATTTTGCATACTCTATATGGGTATATGTAAATGATTTTAACTATAGATATGGTTCCCCTAAAGTTATTTTTGGGAGAATGGGTGCGCTTAGTAATACCAATAGTGGCACAATTGACGGTATTAGTGGCGTTGATCCATGTCCTGCAGTTGTATTAGGAGCAGTAGAAAATAACATTCAAGTATCTTTAGGGTGTTATCCTGGTATTAATCAACAACCAACTACCCCTGGAGGTAAAACAGTAGTACATACTTGTTCTGTATCAAATATTCCTATTCAAAAATGGGTTAATTTGATTGTGAGTGTTTATGGTAGAACAATGGACATTTATATTGATGGCAAGTTAGTCAGAACTTGTTTGCTACCAGGAGTTGCAAATATCAATAATAATTCAAATGTATATATCACGCCCTCGGGTGGATTTGATGGTTGGACATCAAAGTTTCAATATTTCCCTAATTCATTAAATCCACAAGAAGCATATAATATTTATGTTAAGGGATATGGAGGAGGATTTTTTTCTAATTTTTTAAATAAATATCAGATTCAGCTCTCTTTAATTGAAAACGGAGGAGTAACACAAAATAGTATTACTATTTAGTAAATTTTTCTTATTTATTTAATATATATATGAGTAGTAATTCAATGTTTGATTCTTTTTCAATAAATAAAGGAAATATAGGAACTAAAGAATTTATAGAATCAAATAGTTTAGTCGCTAAATTTGCTTTTTTATTATTAATCATTTTTGCTTTTATTATTATATTAAGAGTTGGTATATCGGTTGTATCATACCTGTTCTCTCCAAATGACTCTCCTAGATTAATAAATGGAATGGTTGATGCAAAACAAACTATCGTTTTTCCACAAGACCCTAGTGTGAATAATGCAACTACTATTTATAGGTCAGTTGATGCAACAAACGGTTTAGAATTTACTTGGTCAGTTTGGATATATATTAATAATCTACAATATTTACAAGGTCAATATAAAAATATTTTTTATAAAGGTAATAATAATTTAGAAAGTAATGGCCTTAACTTTCCCAATAATGCTCCTGGGTTGTATATTGCGCCAAACACAAACACTCTTGTTGTTATGATGAATACATTTAATGTAATCAATGAAGAAATACTTATTCCTGATATTCCATTAAATAAATGGGTTAATGTTATATTAAGGTGTTCAAATAAAACATTCGATGTATTTATAAATGGCGTAATTACTAGAAGTATTACATTGCTTGGTGTTCCTAAACAAAATTATGGGGACGTATATGTTGCAATGAATGGAGGGTTTGACGGGTATATCTCTAATTTATGGTATTATAATTATTCTCTAGGAACTGTAGCTATACAAAATATTATTGATAAAGGCCCTAATTTTAAAATGTCAGGGAATAATAGTCTCAATTTAAAAATGCCTAATTACTTATCCTTAAAATGGTATTTGTATGGTAAAGAATAAATATATATATTATATGTCTAATTATCTATATTTACCACAACCACCTAAAGATTGGTATCGTGTTGAAAATAAATGCACGTTTGATATTTCAAATAGTGATTATTACAAAGCACAGCAACTTAATAAAGGAAATGTCCTTCAATATAAAAAAAATAGTTCTGGACTAACCAAAAAACAAAAATATTCGCAAATTTCAAAAGGGTTATGGGTTAATAGAACTAAAACATTTGCTACTCAAACAGACACATATACAAATCCTAATATGTCTAGTTTAAAAAGAGTTGGGTACACTGAATATAATAGTCTACAATCATTACCACAATATATTTATAATACTAGCAACCCTTTTAACTGTCAAAATCCTATTTTTAAAGATGGCGGAAATTTGGTTTGCAATGCTTATGAAAATCCTTGCACTGGTTCTATTACTGAAACAACCAGCAGTGTAAATTATTCGCCTAGCACAGACTCTAACGTTCCTGGACAAGTAACGGCTCTTTATTGGAACCCTAAATTACAAACGTGGTATCCTAGAAATAAAACAACTATGAACAATAGCGGTAATAAATTTCCTATCAACTATAAGTTATTAACGAGTGCAATTAAACCGGCGCCACCTAATTTGTCACTAATAACTAAATTGAATGGAACTATCGAGCTATCTTGGACAAATGTTCAAAATAAGTGCATTCCTACAACAAGTTATAACATTTATCAAAATAACACACTATTAACCTCTGTTAGTTATAATGTATTATCATATACTTTAACAATTTTGCCTAACATATATTATAATTTTTATGTTACAAGCGTAAGTAATATATATTTATCTGAACCTTCTAATAAAATTGATTACTTTTTTAACAGTTAAAAGAATATTACAGAATATAAAAGTACACAAGTATAAACTGCAAAATGTATAAAAGGTATCAATTAAAAAGTTGGCTCAAGATGAATGAAATTAACTTTGAATATTTATCTAGAAATTCAAATGCTATTCAACTTCTTGAAGAAAATATGGATAAAATTAATTGGTATAATTTATCATCAAACCCAAATGCAATTCCTCTTTTAGAAAAAAATATGGATAAAATTAATTGGTTCTGCTTATCCTTAAACCCAAACGCTATTCATATTTTAGAAAAAAATATTGATAAAATTTATTGGTATGGGTTATCAACAAACCCTAAGGCTATTAAACTTCTTGAAGAAAATATAGATAAAATTAACTGGGATATGTTATGTTCTAATCCAAATGCTATTCATATTTTAGAAAAAAATATGGATAAAGTTACTTTGACAGGTTGGATGGGATTATCATTTAATCCAAATGCTATTCATATTTTAGAACAAAATATGAATAAAATTGATTGGGGATGTTTATGTTCTAATCCAAATGCAATACATCTTTTAGAGAAAAATATTGATAAAATTGTTTGGATTGAATTAGCTTTAAATCCAAATGCTATTCATATTTTAGAACAAAATATAAATAAAATTGCTTGGAGAATGTTATCAGAAAACCCAAATGCAATACATCTTTTAGAGAAAAATATTGATAAAATTTGTTGGGATTCATTATCGTTGAACCCCAGTATTTTCGAGTTAGATAAAAGAATTGAAATTTATAAGGAAGAACTAATACAACGAAGTATGCATCCAAAAAGAATAGCAAAATATATTGAGCTTGGTTATGAAATTGAAGAAATATTAGAATTTATGTAAAATAAAATAAAAATTTGAATACTTTTTTTATTCAAATACTATTACAAAATATATAAATTTAGGTCTTATTGAATAACATATAAAATTTTTAACAACTTTCGTTAATAATTTTGCATTACTATGCTAGATAATATAATGGATAACTTAATTGATGGCTTAAATAAAATGAACATAAACAATCAAAATATACATACTTTAGATAAATCTAACTCAAAAATAAAACAAAAGGTTAAACTCGTTATTGAAGATGATTTAACTATACAAGATAATAATGTAGTTATTGAGGGTAATGTTTTACATGAACCTCCAAAGAAAATTAAGAAGACAAAACCTAAAATCTTAACTATTGAAGAAGAAGATATTGAAATAGAAAAGGTTGAAACAGAAGAACCCATAAATGTAATCATAAACAAAGGAACTGGTGCTGGGGGTGCTAATACAAATTATTTTGGTAAAAAATTTGAA